GTTGACTTTTTTGAGAACCCTCAAAAAGCAGTTCAAACTTCGATTGATAGACACCCCGATATTCTCGCGGCCAGACAAGCTGGCCAAGACTTTAAACGGATGCAGATTCAGCAAAGGCTAACGCAAGAGCATCCTGATTACTCTGAAGTGGTCAACGATGCAGATTTTCAGAACTGGGTGAAAGCGTCACCTGTGCGTCTGGGCATCTACGCAAAAGCCGATGGTGAGTTTGACTATGACTCGGCAAATGAACTGTTATCCACCTTCAAGCAAATTCGTGGCACTCAAGCTAAGAAGTCCGAGCAGGCAAGCGACGCTGTGCGGTCAAAGAGCATGAAAGCCGCTCAAGTTGATGTAGGTGGTTCTGGCGAGAGTTCCAAACGTGTTTACAGACGTGCCGACCTTATTCGTCTCAAGATGACTGACCCTTCTCGGTATGAAGCGCTGAACGATGAAATACTCTCAGCCTATGCTGAAGGGCGTGTACGATAATTTAACTGGAGTTTTTTTATGGCTTATCCTACCCCGCAAGTAACCAACACTACCGCATCAACTTTTATCCCTGAAATTTGGTCTGACGAGATCGTCGCCGCTTACAAGAAAAATCTTGTGATGGCGAACCTTGTTATGAAGATGAATTTCAAGGGCAAAAAAGGCGATACGATTCACATTCCAGCGCCTACCCGTGGCTCGGCTTCTCTAAAAGCATCTTCAACGGCAGTCACCCTGATTGCTGACACGGAATCGGAAGTGCTGGTCAATATCAACCGTCACTTTGAGTACAGCCGTTTCATTGAAGACATCACCGAAGCTCAAGCTCTTGCGTCTATGCGTCAGTTCTACACAACTGATGCTGGCTACGCTCTGAGCCGCGCTGTGGATACCGACCTGATTAACTTGGGTCGTTCATCTAACGGTGGTGCTGGCACTAACGCTTACGCCACTGGCGCTTTCGTTGGCGGCGACGGTACTACAGCCTACGTTGCTGGCAGCAACAACCAAACCGCACTGACTGATGCAGCAATTCGCCGCACCATCCAGCGTTTGGACGACAACGATGTGCCAATGGATCAGCGTTTCTTTGTCATCCCCCCATCTAGCCGTAACACGCTGATGGGCTTGGCTCGCTACACTGAGCAAGCGTTCATCGGCAACGGCGACGCTATCCGCAACGGCGAGATCGGCAACCTGTACGGCATCCCCGTCTTCACTACCAGCAATGCAGACACAACCTCCGGTAGTGCCGCAGCGCGAGTTTGCTTGATGGGTCACAAGGACTCAATGGTTCTGGTGGAGCAAATCGGCATCCGTTCGCAGATTCAGTACAAGCAGGATTACCTGTCTACGCTGTTTACTTCGGACACTTTGTACGGCGTTGCTGCCATGCGTAACGCGGCCTCAGTTGGCGCGGCTAAGTCTGCCTCGTTGTTCGCTTTGGTTGTGCCTGCATAACGACCTAGCCCCTAGGCCACAAGCCTAGGGGCTTTTTAGAAAGAGTTAAAAAATGGCTACTTATCGCTGTTTGCAAAGTGGTAACACGGTAACGTTCACGCAAGCACATGACATTGCAACGATGAAGGGTCACTCCGGCTACGTTCGTGTTGACGAAGAAGACACGCCGCAGAGCAAAGACCTCCCCCTTTTCAGCCCTACGCCCGTAAAGCGTATGGGTCGCCCACGTAAAGCTGCTGAAGGAGTTTGACATGCAAGTAAAAACACCAAAGAAGACTAAGCGAAAGCCGCTGCCTAAGCGTGGTCAGCGCACCGCCACTAACAAGATGGCAATGGCCAACAAGAAATGAGCAAAAGCACTACGCACTACTTGCCGGATGGCAAGGTATATAAGGGTGCAACTCACAAAATGGGTAGCGTCTTAATGAGCGGTGCTAAGCACACTCAGGCCAGCAAAGCGCTAACGCATACTCCAGCTAAGAAAGCGAAGCCCAAATGAAACAAGGTCTGTACAGTAATATTAACGCTAAACAAGCCCGCATCAAAGCAGGCTCGGGCGAAAAGATGCGTAAAGCTGGCGCTAAGGGCGCTCCGACACCGGCTGCTTTCAAGCAGTCAGCTAAGACCGCTAAAAAGAAATGAAGACTTTAGCCGTTTATCCTATAATGCAGGCACTGGCGGCAATCTCAAAGCGCCAGTGAAGTCAGGCGACAACCCTAGATGGGCCTCCTTTTTAGCCAGAATGGGTAGTATGCCTGGGCCAGAATATAAGGACGGCTGTTGTCCGTAAAGGCTTGGGGTGCATCGTCCAAGACAGACGCTAAGGCTAAAGCCAAAGCGATCTCCAAGCGGAATACAACATGACCTACCTTGAACTTATCAATAACGTTTTAGTTAGGCTGCGAGAAACTCAGGTTTCCAGCAGTAACGAAACAACCTATTCCAGTTTAATTGGCCTTTTCGTCAACGACGCGAAGCGCCAGATTGAGGACGCTTACCCGTGGAACGTTCTCGGCCAGACCATCAACGTTGCGACTTCAGCTAGCGTCTACAGCTATTCGATAGTCGGCTCGGGTCAGAAGTTCCAAGTGCAAGACGTCCTCAACGTCACGTCCAATGTCGAGATGCGTAATATTAGCTTTTCCGAGATGAATCGCTACCAGAACTTTGCGACCCCCGGCGTAGGCATCCCAACATTCTATGCTTTTAACGGTGTAGACAATAACGGCGACACTAAGGTGACGCTGTACCCACGGCCAGATGGTGTATACAGCATCCCGTTCTCGCTGACCATTGGCCAACCTACGCTGGTTTCAGAAAGCACCCGTGTGATGGTTCCCGGCACGCTGGTAGCCCAAAATGCTTACGCTCGGGCTTTGGTTGAGCGCGGCGAAGACGGCGGCTTAAATTCATCGGAAGCGTACCAGCTTTACGTTTCAATGCTGGCTAACCACATCGCGCTTGAAGCGACTCGCTATCCTGAATATCAAGAGTTCTTAGCTGTATGAGCCAACCCCTGCAAACCGCCAGCATATCGGCTCCAGGCTTCTTTGGGCTGAACACCCAAGACTCGCCGCTAGATTTGGCGTCTGGATTTGCGCTAGTGGCCACTAACTGCATCATCGACCAGTACGGGCGCGTAGGCTCTCGTAAAGGCTGGTCGCGGGTAAACGCATCCCCCGGCAATTTGGGTGCAAATAACGTAATCGCCATCCATGAGTTAGTGCAGACAGACGGCACGTTGACGGTGTTGTTTTCGGGCAACAACAAACTGTTCAAACTAGACGGCTCAAATGCCGCCGTAGAGTTGACGTATGGAGGTGGGGGTACTGCCCCAACGATTACGGCAAGCAACTGGTCTACGGCGTCGCTTAACGGTATTGCGTACTTCTTCCAGACAGGCCACGATCCGTTAATATTCGACCCTGCGGTTAGCACTACAACGTACCGCCGCGTCAGTGAGAAGGCTGGCTACACCGGAACAGTGCCAAACGCTAATATCGTGATCTCTTCTTTTGGTAGGTTATGGGTGGCTAACACCGCTACTGATAAAACCACGGTTTCATTTTCTGACTTGCTGGCTGGCCACGTCTGGACGACTGGCACGGCTGGCTCACTAAATATCAGTGCGGTCTGGCCGTCTGGCGCGGACGAGGTGCAGGGGCTATCCGCGCATAACGGCTTTCTTATTATCTTTGGTAAGCGTCAGATTTTGATCTATTCGGGCGCTACGACGCCTTCCACCATTACGCTAGCCGATACAGTGACAGGCATCGGCTGCATTGCGCGGGACTCTATTCAGTCAACCGGCAAAGACATTTTGTTCCTGTCTAATTCTGGCGTGCGTTCTTTTGCCCGTACAGTGATCGAAAAGTCTGTACCTCTAGGCGACCTATCTAGAAACGTGCGTAGCGACTTAGTAAACGTTATTGCTGGCGAAACGCTCGGTAACATCAAGTCGGTTTACTCAGAGACAGAAGCCTTCTATCTGTTGACACTGCCTTTTGTCAAAGAAGTTTATTGCTTCGACACCCGCACGCAACTACAAGACGGCTCTTTTCGAGTTACAAACTGGGACTCTATTGATCCAACGGCGTTGCTGTCCAAGCGAGATGGTAGTCTACTGATAGGTAAGAACGGCTACGTCGGCAAGTACGAAACGTACCTAGATTACAACCAGGCGTATCGGATGATGTACTACACCAATCATGCTGACCTCGGCAATCAAAACGTCACGTCAATACTGAAGCGGTTAAAAGTAATTGTTATCGGCGGTACGAATCAGTTTGTCACGATAAAATGGGGTTTTGACTTCGGCACTAACTATTTATCGAGTAACGCGGCAATTCCAACGCAGGGTATTTTTGAGTACGGCGTTGCCGAATACGGCATTTCCAAGTATTCTGACGGCGTGGCGCTGCAAATTTTAGCTGTAAGTGCAAGCGGTAGCGGTAAAATAGTGCAAACAGGCTATGAATCTAACATCAACGGCGCTGCGCTATCTATCCAGCGCATAGAGATTCAATCTAAAGATGGGAAAATGCTGTGAGTAACTACGTTCAAAGTACCAATTTCGCTACAAAAGACGCGCTTCCTTCTGGCGATCCGCTCAAGATCGTCAAGGGCACGGAGATTAACACCGAGTTTGCCAATATTGCTATTGCCGTGGCGACTAAGGCCGATACGTCGTCGCCTACGTTTACGGGAACGCCAACAATGCCAACAGGCACAATCGGCGTGACTCAATCAGTTGGTAACAACGCAACATTATTGGCCACAACAGCATTCGTTCAGGCAGCGCTTCAAGGGCTTACAGTCTTTTACCCGGTAGGTACAGTCTACACCAGCACACTGGCAACTAACCCAGCAATTACATTTGGCTTCGGCACTTGGGTAGCCTTCGGTGCAGGCCGCGTGCTAATCGGTAATGGAGGCGGGTTCTCTGGAGGGGCTACTGGCGGTTCTGCCGATGCAGTTATTGTTAGCCACAGCCACACGGCTACAGTTAGTGATCCGGGACACGCGCATAACTACTCTGCACCCTCCGGCTCAGACGGCGCTATATCCGGCACGGTCGCATTTATTACTGGCGCAGGGAGTTCCTCTACAGGGACGGCAGTAACGGGTATCACAGTATCCAACAGCACAGCAGGCGTAAGCGGCACAAACGCTAACTTGCAGCCGTACCTCGTAGTATACATCTGGACTCGGACAGCGTGATCTCCCACCACTTCAGTGATGGTCTGTACGCCAAGCAAGCGGTTATACCTGCAGGTACGGCCATCTTAAAGCACACGCACGACTTCAGCCACTTGTCAATTCTGGCACACGGCAAGGTTGCAGTAATGCAGGGCGATGAGATTGAAGTAATCCAAGCTCCAGCTTGCATTGAAATTAAGGCTGGTCTGACGCACGGCGTCAAGGCAATAACAGACTGTGTTTGGTTTTGTATTCACGCCACCGACGAGAAAGACCCGTCAAAGGTGGATGACATTTTGATTGGAGTTTAATATGCCGTTTATTGCTGCTGGCGCGTCGTTGCTAGGTGGATTTCTTAGCGGGCGATCTGCCAAAAAAGCCTCGCAAACACAAGCTAACGCGCAAATCGAAGCTGCCCGTATCGCCGCTGAAGAAGCGCGGTTTAGGCCAATCGGCATTACCACGCGCTTTGGCCAGTCTAACTTTGTGCAGGGCAGAAATGGTCGGCTGCAAAGCGCAGGCTACACACTAGACCCACAACTTGCGGGCTTTCAAAACCGCTTTTTGGGTCTTGCCGAAGATGGCTTGTCCCAAGCCGAGCAGGCGCAACAGCAGTTCGCCCCTCTTGGCCAAGCCGCGCAAGGTCTGTTTGGTCTTGGCGAGCAGTACCTAGCTCAGTCTCCGCAAGAAGCAGCGCAGCAATACATGGCTGGTCAGCAGAACTTGCTGGCTCCTAGCCGTGAGCGTCAGTTTGCGCAGCTTCAAAACCAGATGTTCCAGACTGGTCGTGGCGGTCTGTCAGTAGGTGCTACTGGCGAGCGTCCAAGCGGTGCGGCTGGCCTTGGGTCAGCTAACCCTGACTTGGAAGCCTACTACAACGCGATTGCTCAGCAGGACGCGGGCTTGGCGGCTCAAGCTATGCAGGCAGGCCAACAGCAGACGGCCTTTGGTGCTGGTTTGTTCGGCACTGGCGGCAATTTGCTGTCTCAAGGCTTCGGCGGTCAAGCAGCGGCTATGACGCCATTTCAGGCGTACCTACAAGGCGCTACTGGTCTGGAGAGCTTGGGTCAGCAATCGCTGTCATTGGGCGCTTCACTGGGTGGCGGAAACACAGCCAGCGCTCAAGCGCTGCAATCTGGCGGCAACGCTGCGGCGACGTCGATGTTCGCGGCTAATGCTTACAATCCGTTTGCCACGGCTTTGTCTAACGCGGGGCGTACACCGGGTTTTGGGGACGCGGTACGTGGTTTGTTTTAATAGGGAGTAAGACATGGCTGAAATCGTTCAATCCTTGTTCGGCGTTACGCCGCAGATGTATCAACAGCAGCAAGCTAACCAAGCAGATGCTCGGGCGCTGCAATTCGCGCAGCTTAGTCCGTTTGAGCAGGCTAACTTCTCCATTGGCCGGGGGGCGTCTCAGCTTGTCGGCGCTCTAGGTGGCCAAGACCCGCAGCTTCAGATGCTTAGCAGGCGCAATCAAATCGCTCAGCAGATCGACTACAACAACCCAGAATCTATCGCAGAAGGCGCTCGTCTCCTATCGGGTGCTGGGGATAGCCAAGGCGCTATGATGCTGGCCGAAGTTGGTCGCAAGGCGTTAAGCGAGCAGGCATTGGTCACGCAGCGTACCGCAGCAGCAGTCGCCTCCAACGCCTCCGCTGTACGCGAGAGAACAATTGCAACGCCCACTACGCCTGACATCACCAACGCCCGCGCCTTCGCTGATTCGGCGGGGGCACTAGGCTCGCCGGAATACAACGCCGCTTTTATCGCAAAACTTAACGAATTTACAACCAAACCAAAGGACAAAGGCCCGGCGTTTGGGGCTGAACGCGAAGCCGTGTCAAGAGAACTGTTTAACGTACCGTTTGAGAACTTGACGCAAACTCAACAAGCCGTTGTGAACAAGCGAGTTGACGACAGCACTAAAAGTACGGCCAGGGCTGGCGCAACGCAGCTAGTATTGCCCGGACAAAAAGAACTTGTGGACGTGCCTAAGTTCCGCAACACCGTCCAAGCCACGATTGACCCGCAACTTAAAGCGATTAATTCTTCTGACCAAGCACTTACAGCGTTACAAGACTCGCTGGCGACAAACAATTTTGCGTCTTTCCGCGCCGCTCAAGTAATGTTTGCTAGGGCAATTTCGGGTGCTGGCGACTTGAGCCAACGGGAACTGAACGCTGCTGGCGCTGACCCGGCGCTGATTGGCGGCTCGGCTGACTACATATCCAAGTTGTTTACTTCAACGCCGACTGCGGATACCCAACGAAAAATGATTAAGACGCTAGAGGCTATCCGTACTGTAGCTAGCGCTAAAGCTAGAACCGAAGTTGAACAGCAGCGCAAGATTGCGTTAAATTCGCCGGGTTACAACGTTGAGGCAGTAACTCAAGCGCTAACATTCCCTGAGTTGGCGCAAAGGCCAACTGCGGGCGGTAGCGGTGGCAGCATAGCTGAACAGGCAAAAGCAGAACTAGCGCGCCGCGCAAACGCAGGGGGACGTTAAATATGGCCGACTTAAGCAAACTAAGCGACGCTGAACTTGAAGCTATTTCGTCAGGCAACCTAAGCGGGCTATCTGACGCTACACTGCAAATGCTGTCCCAAGGCGACCCGCCGAAGCCAGCGGGCAATTTTCTTGTGGAAGCTGCGCGTAGGGGCGTTGCAAGCCTCCCCGGTTTTCTTGCTGGGGTTGGAGCATTAGTAGGCGAAAGCGGCGCAGGACGAGGTTTGCCCGAGTTGCTTATGCCGCAAGCGCAACCGTCTGGTCGCCCACCAACAGAAGTTTACACAAGCGCTAGAGACGCTGTTCGAGACCCTCTTATGCGCGCTATGGGGTCAACAGGGGCTAGGCCGCAAACGGGCGGACAAAGAATACTTGCCGCAGGCGTTGAAGCTGCTACTGACCCTACGTCGTACCTATTCCCTCCGCTGGCCGCTGTTAGGCGTGCGGGCTTATTCGCTCAATCGCTTTTACGTCCGGCAGAACAAGTTGTTGTAGGGATGGGCGCGGAAGCTGGCAGTCAAGCCGGTGGAGTCGCTGGCGCAAAACTCGGTTCAGAAGGCACTGGCCAAGTCATCGGCAGTCTTTTAGGGGGCGCTGGGGCCGCGCAGGGGGCGGGTACGTTGCTAAGAGCTGCGCCTTTGGCCAGCAAAGGCCTTGACTTGGCTAAAAGTCAATGGGACAAAGTTCGCGGTCTTGTCCCTGAAGATGAAATTCTTAAAGACGTGGATAGCCGGATTAGCAACATCTTTATTGCTGCTGGCGCTGCTGACCCTAACTTTATGAAAACGCTGACCGAAGCGGCGTCAGCGCAAAAGGGCGCGTCAATTAAAGCGCCGGGCGCTGCGGCCATCAAGTTGCCAATGTCTGCGATGTTGGCAAACAACCCGGTAATAGACAACTTTATACAAAACCTATCGTCGCGTGACCCGGTGTTCCGGGCGCAATACGGAGCGCAATATGAAGCCGCTAAAGCGGCGCTGGTGCAAAATCAAATTCGGCTGTTTGGCGACCCGAAAAACGTAAGCGTTACTGCTACTGGCGTTGACTTAGCCGCGTCTCAAACAAGGCGCGTTCGTTCGCTTGACGCGCAGATAGCAGATGCGTACAGGGATCAATCTATTGACCCTAACGTTTTTGGTCAGCGCGTCACTAAGCTGGTCGATAACAAAGCCAAGGCAGCATACGCCGAAGTTAAGCCGCTGTATGCAGAAGCGTTTGATATTGCCAAGGCTAAGAATGTTGAACTGCCAGCAGCGTCAGTCGATGACATCTACAACTTTGTAGTTGGAGAACGTTCGGCGGACGTGTTCAAAACGTTTCCGTCTCTCTACAACAAAGTCCAAACCCGTTTTAAGCCTACCGTCACTGAACCAAGCGCCATCCTGACCGCTTCAGGTGCGCCAATGACGCCAGGTGGCAGGGCGTTTAGCTCAGCTACGGTAGAAGACTTAGATTCGCTCAAGCGCGAAATCAACCGTCAGCTTAGTAAAACGGATGTGCCAACAGAAATTCGACTGCTGTCCGAGTTAAAGGCGCGTGTTGGTGGGCATATCGACAACCTCGACCCGGATTTTGTTTCCGCGTACCGCAACGCGGATAAAGCCTATCTACAAAAGATCGGCTTGCCGTTTGACGCTGCAACGCTTCGCTCAGTAGACCGCAAGAAATTCGTTGAGCAGATCGCCCCAGCCATCATCGGCAACAAGTCCAATGTCTCGGAGTTTGTCAACGCTGCTGGCGCTGACGGAGTTGCTTTGGTGCGTTCGGCTTTCGTGGATAGCTTCAGCAAATCGGCACTAAAGAATGACGTGCTTGACCCTAAAGCAGCGGCGAAATGGCTTAAAAAGAACGAGGGGGGCGTCTCGCTTGTACCCGGCTTGTCGGATGAGCTAAAGGCCGCGACGCAAGACGTTCAAAAATTGATCGCCGAACGTACACGCCTTAACGCTGACTTTCGACGTGTGGCAGGCGACCAGATCATAAGCGCTCAGGGCGTTAACAACTCTCAAGAGCTAGTCAACAAAATGTACGGTGACGTCAAGTTCACCAACAAGTTTATGCAGCAGTACGGCGGCAATAAAGATTCAGTCAACGCCGTGCGAGCGTTTATGCTGGACGACTTGATAAAGGCCAAAGACCCTGTTGCAGCGCTGTCTGACCGTAATAACGCGGCGGTGTTTAACCGCGTGTTTGGCCCGACTTACGCCAAAAA